AGACCAATCAAGAATAAAAATTAATCCATGATTTTTCCCATCAGGAATAATACTAATTTTCTTAAAAAGATCTTCATTAAACCGATACGTATGGAGTTTTTCTGTAGAAAGTACTCCTGTATTACTCATAGTTGAGCGAGAATAATTATCAGCTGCTTTTTTACATTCAAATTCTTTTACTAGATAATTAATCTCCTTTTTTGAGGAACGTTTAAAACTCAAAAATTTTTTTTCAAAATACTTAAAAGATTTATATTCATCATATTTTTCCAAAAATTCACTCCATTCAAATTCACATCTATCATGAATTTCTTTATTTGGAATAATAACATTCTCAAGATTAAATTTAGGAATCTCAATATATACATTTTCTCTAGCATTCATATCAACAAAATCTTTTATTTTTTCTTCTAATGATTTAGAACTTTTAACTTCAATAAAATTATTATCATCAATAAAACGTAATTTTTGATCTTGTTCTGCTGTTCCACCATAAGATTTATCACTATCATCATCTTCTTCTCCAGAATTTGAATCTTCTTCATCATCAATATTTAAATCACCTTCCTTATTAGAAGAATCTTTCTGTTTATCAACTATTTCTTGTTCTTCATTCTTTTTAAGACAATAATCATCTATTGCTTTTGCTGCCAAAAGAACATCATCAAAATCTTCACACTCTTCTACCATATGAAAAATGATACGTTCTTCTTCATTAAAAAGAACATCTACAAAATTACCAATCTTAAAATAAATATTAATACGATTAGCAAGATCATATTGAGAAATATCATCATTACCTATTCCAAGAAAATCACCATCAGCATATTCACTATACCCATTATAAAAAGTTTTAGATAATCCAATATAACGACGTTTAATTAACTTTTCAACACGAGCATCTTCAACAATATTTACAATCTGTGGAGAAATTTTATATTGCTCTAACCAATTTATATTTGGAGTATAGAGTGCATGACCTACTTCATGACTAACTAATAAATCATACACATTTTCACTCATATTATCCCACATAGGTAGAGTTAAAACTCTAGTATGAATATTAAAAGAAGCACTCTCAACCTTCATATGCTCAACAACCAAATCTTCATTAGCAAGCAATTTAGCTAATTGAGACTTAATTCCTTGTTGAACTGTCATGATTAACTGTAAGAAGATAGTTTAATATATGATCCCATAATACGACGAAACCCGTCTCTTGGACGGGTTCAATAGACGATTTATCAAGTGTCTACGTCTTTCTTTAGCACTACGTAGTGCTTGAGGCTTAAGTTTTCGTTTCCTCTCTTTTTTAGAGTGATGTTGCCAATTTGAAAGTTGCATAAAAATTAAGTAATTATTTTTTCCTGTTTCATATATCTTAACATATCTTTTAATCCACCAATATGCTCATTATCAATATTAATCTGTGGATATTCAGATTCTACTCCAAATTCTCCATAAAATTGTTCATTATTAAAATGTACATCAAGAAAATATTCTTTATACTCAATACCAAAACTTTCAAGAAGAGTAATAGCACGTTCACATTCCTGATTTTTATTTAAATATAAATCAATCATCATTTAATTATCCTACTAAAACCTTTAACTTTTTCAAACTTCATTATATCATCAAATTTATCATACAAATCAGACTTATGAGATATAATAAAAATATTTACATCTTTTATTATAAATCTAATAATCTTCAAAAATTCATCAATACCAAATCCATCAAGAGAACTATCAAAAACCTCATCCATTATTAATAAATTTGTATTAACAGAATTTTTAACTCTTGCAACTTCTCTCCATGTAAAAAGTAATGCAAGATCAATTCTCATTTTTTCACCTTCACTAAATGAAGAATAAGAAAAATCTTCATAAATTGGAGATTTAACAGATTCATTAAATTCATCATCAAAATGAAAATTAATAAAAAAATCCATTAATTGAAGATAACGATTTATTTGCTGATTTATAAGAGGAAGATATTTCTTAATTATTTTTGTCTTAACTCCATCATCCTTAAGTATAGAATGAGCAATATCATAATATACTAATTCTTCCTGTTTTTCAGATACTTCTTCAATAATCTTTTCAAGATTTTCTATAAACTCAACTAATTTGTCATGCTCAGTATTTCTGTTTGCAAGTTGGTCGGTAATAGTTTGAATTTCCGATTCCAAATCTCTGATTTGTCGTTGACACCCAGAGATGCGAGTATTGTTTTTAGAAATGCCATGCGTTAGTGTAGTAATCTCCTTAGATAAGGTTGTAAAATGACGCTCTCTTTCCTCTTCTTTTTGAATTGTCTTCTCTAATTCTTTATAACCAGATTGCAACTCATGCTTTTTATTTTGAGCGTCTTCGATTTTATTTATTCTAAACTCCTCTTCTATATCCTGTGTGCAAGTAGGACATGCAGTATTTTGTGAAAAAAATTCATGTTCCTTAGCAATTCTTGATACTTTATTAGAAATCTTACCCTTTAATTGAATAAACTTCTTAAGTGTCTCTGTAGCACCAATACTCTTCTCTTGCATCTTTGTATATCCAACTATTTCGTCTTCATAAAATTCATTATCATGTATTAACTTTGCTACAGATAAATCAAGTTCTTTAATCTTATTATTCTTTTCTTCTATATTCTCTTTACCACGAGATTCTATTTCCTCAATAAAATTCTTTTGCATAGAAATTTTATCAGTCAATAATTCTTCCTTTAATTTTAATGTTTTAATTATATTTTTTTCATCCCTAATCCTCTCCTTAACTAAAACATTCATATTAGAAAAAACTCTAATATCCAAAAGATCTTCAATCACTTCTCTACGATTAGCAGAAGATAATTGCATAAAAGGGACAAAAGTACTACTACCAAGAATAACAATTTGTGTGAAAGATTTATAATTTAACTTAATAATATTTTCTTCAAGAACTTTTTGCATTAAACGATCATCTGATTCTCTATTAAGTTTTTCTCCATCAACAACAATATCAAATATATTTGGTTTAATTCCTCTACTAACAATGTATTCCCTTGCATTGATAGAAAACTCAATTTCTACTAAACATTCTTTTTCATTAATAGTATTAATAAGTTGATTCTTATTAACCTTACGAAATGCCTTATTAAAAAGCGCAAAAGTAAGAGCATCTAATACTGTAGATTTACCAGCACCATTTGATCCTACAATTAAATTTGTATTATTTTTTTGAAAATTTATTTCTGTAAATTGATTGCCAGTACTTAAAAAATTTTTATATCTAATTTTTTTAAAAATAATCATAATCTAAGATAATTTAGGAGGAATAATAATGTCATTGGGAGTAACTACTGTATATTTGTAGTTATGGATTTTACATGTTTTTATTGCAATCTCATCATCCACTTCTACAACTTCCATCTCTTTATCATATTCAGGATCTTCTTCTAAAAGTAAAGCATATCTAACAGCATCATCTTCTTCCTTAAATAAAAATAATACTTTCTCTCCATACTTATCAGAAACAGCATACGCCCCATCATCCCTATGATCCTTTAAAGTCAAAAGATACATATTATTCTACCTCATATACTTCCCTATACAATTTTTCAAATATTTTTTTAACTTGTCCTTTATCAAAATTAACTTCAGATTCATCAATATATCTATTTAAAATATTAATAGTATTATCATCATCATCCACTACAAAATCATCATTTTCAGGAAAAACTTGAAAATTTTCAGCAATTTTAATTTCATATGCACCGGAATTATAAAGTTTATCAAGAAACTTATCAAACTTCTTTTGATTACTTTTTTTCTTAACAATAACTTTTACAATCTTATCCTTATAATCAGAAACTTTAATCATTTGATAAGGAGTATCATCATAATAAACATTACAGAATAAATTATAAGGATTATTAATTAAAGTATGAGTAAGGGTTTCCGTATCAAAAATATGAAATCCTCTATCATCATTCACATCATTCCAAAACAATTCATATGGATTTCCCAAATAAAAAATCTTTCCGTCATCTGATCTAGTATGAAAATGTCCTGAAAATACTTTATCAAATTTATTAAAAATATTAGATTCCATTCCATCTTCCATCATATGACCACGAGTAGTCCTAAATCCATTTAACTCAAGATGACCCATTACAATCTTTGCTTTAGTCTTCTTAATTTCTTGTAAGGATTTTTTATAATTTTCACTACAAATCCAAGGAAGCATTAATATATCCAATCCACCAATATTAACTGTTTTTGAAGAACTATAAGTTTTAATATTTTTATAATCAACTAATAATAACTCTGGAGAATTTACATTATTAGTATTTTTATAATAACAATCATGATTACCAATAATCATATGAGTTTCATAATCTGACAAAGGATCAAATACTACTCTCTTTGCCCATTCTAAACTTTGATAATCAATTGATTTACGACTATCAAAAGCATCACCCATATGAACAACTATATCTACCTTATTCTCTTCAAGATATGGAAAAAACACATTCTTATAAAATAACTCAAAATAATCATGAAAATATTTTGATCCTTTTCTAATACCATAATGAGTATCAGTAATAATCGCAATCTTCATTTATTAACGACCAAACCTATGTCGAATCTGATCTTTTATTGAATTATAATCAGAACTACTACCAGAAAGAGCAGTATCATCAACCACCATAACTTCTTCAAACCCAGTTTTCTCAATAATTTTTGACTTCATTTCCAATTGTTTTTTTTCTTTACCAATTCTACGTAAAAATGCAAAATGAATAATTTGCGTAAAATATGCAAAAGGATTTTTAGATTTCTCAGGATCAAAATTATGAATATACTGGACACAATTTTCTATACCATCAGAAACCATATCTTCCCTAAACATATAATTAGCAAAATTAGGTTTATATGAAAGATGGGTTGCAATCTTTAAAAAACATTCCCCAAGATAATTTGTAATTACTGGTTTTCCTTCCCATCTTTTAGCCCTATCCGCTTTTGTAGGTTCTCTACCATATTTTTGCATATGATGATTTGACACTCTTATTCGATAATTTGTAATCGCTTCCAAAAAGTCTTTATTATTTACATAATGTTCTGATTTTTTCTTTGCCATAAATTATTATCAATACAATTCTATATATTTCTTATTATAACATACTTTCAAAGGGCTTGACAAGAACCTCTAATATGAGTAGAATACCTTTGTTAGGGTTGAAGGGTTAATTTAGCTTTCTTTAATACCTTTAAAGATCTTCTCTAAGGTTTTTCTAGCAGATTCTACAGATGTTATATACCCATTTTGTTCAGAGACTTTCATTTCACCAGATGTTTTACAATTATTAATTGAAAAATGTATATTTGATTCATCTTGATCTTCACTTTGAAGATAATGATTGTATATATCTATTAATTTTTGATTTGTAGTTTCAATCATTGTAATAACTTTATCTAATTTTATAAAATAAAGATCATCTTCATTAAGATTCATCCAAGGTTTTACTTTTAAGTATGATCCCATATTAAAATGAACCATATTTACAATAATAGGATTTTGCAATAGTAATAAAACTTCTTCTTTATCGTCACTATCATCAACAGAAACTAAAGACAGTATTTCTTCTCCAGATACTAATTTGATAATTGCATAAAACTCGTTTTCCATTAATTCTTTAGTGGTATGTTTACAATATCATAATTAAATTTTTCTTCATTATATATTTTAATTCTTTCAATTAAATGATTGAGTGTATAATTTTTTCTAGATTTATAACTTATATCATCAGCAATATCATATAATTTTGCTTTTGTTTTATTACTTCCCTTTCTAAGAACTCTACCAATACTTTGAAGATTTCTAATCCTTGATTTTGAAGGAGAAGCAAAAATAACATTATGAAGATTTTTAATATTAATGCCTGTACTAAATGTTCCGTATGAAGCAACAATGATTGCGTTATTTTCTTTTTCAGTAATTTCTCTTATTTTTTCACGATCTTTAGTTGCTACTCCACCATGAACAAAAAATACACAGCGATCATCTATTTTGTTATTATTTATTAAATCAAATAAAGGTTGTCCATGTCCTTCAACTCTTGAAAATAAAATTAAAGTATTTCCTTTTAAATCTAATGCAAGATTACGAATAAATTTATTACGTCTTTCATGATTAATAATATATTGAACTTCTTCCTCAAAATTTTCAAATCTATGTGATGGGTGTTTTAATAAAAGTACATTAATGTCTAATGTAGCAATATGCCCTTTTGTCATTAATTCTTCTGTACGAATAACTTTATAAGAAGGTCCAAATAGTCCTTCTAATACCCATTTATGCGTCTGTGATCCATCTAAAGTCCCAGTAAATCCAAATCTATACTTAGCATCTGCTAATTTTGTCATAATAGAAATTAATGATTTAGATTTAAACTGATGAGCTTCATCACCAATAACAACATTAAATCTTTCAAAATATTTTCTAGGTAGCTTGTAAATTGATTGCCATGTTGTTATAATAACTTGAGAATTTGTTTCTCTTTCCTTTCCTGCATATATTTTGTGACAATATGATTCAACATCCCATCCATATTCTGCAAAATCTTTATACATTTGTTCTACTAGGGAAGTTGTTGGAACAACTATCAGAGTATTTTGCTTTTTTTCAACATAATATCTCACAATCGAATATATCATCAACGACTTTCCTGAAGCAGTTGGAGATATTAATAACTTACGATTATGTCTTAAGGCATCGTATACTCCTTCAATCTGATACTTCCTAGGAGAATACTTACTAATGGCATTTATATAATCTTTAACACCTTCTAATGATATCTGAGGATTTACCTCAAAAGGTAATCCATAATATTTGTTATCTACAAATTCATATGTATATCTATGATTATCACAAAAAATAGTTATTTTATCTAATAATCCAACATATATTTCTCCTGTTTGAATATTAAATAATCTTATCTTTCCATCCCAATATTTCTTTTTATATGCTGGAGAAAATTTTGCTCCCGGTACTTCAAAAGTAAATTGATCTGCCAATTCATAATAAACATGAAGTTCTGCTTTTATGTGAAGATATACTTCATTCTTCTTTGATATTATCAAATGAGACATAATCCATAGGATTCACCTATGGTTATTTATCGACATTCTCAATGATGAATATTTTTACTAGTAAAGTAAATTTAAAAACACTTGAGAAACAAATGAAAAATATTTTTTATATTGCAACTAGTTATATTTTTGGAGGAGTTCCTATACCTATTGGGTTAAGACTTTCTGGTACTCCTTTAAATGAGAGTATGATGGTACTTCATCAGATTATACCTAAGTTTCAGAAAGAAAATAAACTTCAGAAAGTTCATTGTATTGTTCTTTCTGATGGTGAAGGTACTAAGGTTAATTATCATCGAGAAGTAAGACGTCAGTGGGAAAGTATGCCTTTTATTGGAGCAGCATCTTGTTCATCTAAAGATGTTGATTATTTTCTTCGTAATCGTAAAACAGGGAATATTTACCAACTTAAAAATGATGCATATAAAATGACTGATGTTTTTCTTAAAGATTTACGGGATTCTTTTAGAAATACTAATTTTATTGGTATTCGTATTCTTAATTCTTCTGATGCAAGTTCATTTATTCGTCGTTATAATGATAAAGAATATAATAAGATTATTAGAGAGTGGAAGAAATTTAATACATTTTCAATTAAGAATTCTGGATATCATTCTTATTTTGGAATTTCTAAAAGTTCATTAAATCAAAATTCTGAATTTGTTGTTTCAGATGATGCGACTAAAACTCAAATTAAAAGTGCATTTGTTAAGAGTTTGAGGAGTAAAAGGATGAATAAAAAAATCCTTAGTGAGTTTATTGAACTTATTGTTTGATAAATAATTAATATATCTATTTGGTAAAAATAAAATGTCTAGATTTGGAGATCTTCTTTCAGGAAATTCAAAAAAGCAAGTTCCTGAAATAACATCAGATCCGGAAATTCAAGAAGAGGTTTGGGTATCTCAAGATGTTCAGGAAGAAGTTTGGGAATCTCAAGCAGAAGTTTCTGAAATTCAGGAAGAAGGTGAAAGTGATTTGTCTTTAGATAATATGACTAAAAATGAATTGGAAGAATATGGAAGGACAATTGGTATTGAATTAGATAGACGTCATAGTAAATCAAGTTTGATTGAAGAAATTACACAACATTTAAACAACTAAAATTTAAAGAACCATGGAATCAAAACAAATAGCAGATTTTGCTAATCTTTATCAGTCTATCTATAGAGAAAAGACAGAAGAAGAACAAATTTCAGAAATAGCGTCTGAATATTTTTATAATCAGGGATTGAATGAGGATGATATTGATATCTTAATTGAAGATATTGGGATTGATAATTTTATTGATATGGTTTCTAATCTAACAGAAGAAACTCATTTATTATCAGAAGCAAGAAGAAGTGCTGAGAGAATTCCTGGTGGGAAAGGAGAGAAGACTGGTAGGTTGGATAAAGGAACACTTAAGTTTTCTGGAGATGATGCTTATCAGAAAGCAAAAGAAAAGATGAGATACAAGCAATCAAGAAAAGCACCTAATCAGGAACCTGATAAGGAAAAGGAGAGTATTGCTAAAAAAATTCTTGATAAATTTAAGTCTCTTGCTAGAAAGTCTAAGAAAGTTGCTAAAAAAGCTGTAGATGCTGCTAAAGCTGGTAAGCGTCGTCTTATGGGTGAGGAAGTTTATGATATTATTTGCTCATATTTACTTGATGAAGGTTATGTTACTACTGAAGAAGCAGCAAATAATATAATGGTTAATATGAGTGAACAGTGGAGACAGAGTATTCTTGAAGATGCACCACTTCGGGATGAACCTCTTTGGGGACCAAAACTTCGGGATCAACCTCTTTGGGGACCTAAACCTAAAAAACCAACACCAAAAGTAGTACAACCAGTACCAAAAGTAGTACAAAAAAAACCAGTACCAAGTAAGGTACAGACAACAGCACCAAACAGAGATGAACCTCTTTGGTAAAATAGAAGGAGTCTTAGACCACTTTTAAAAGTGACTATTTGGGGTGTTATTAAACACCCTTTTTTTGTATAATATATAAGTTAAAATTTTTATTATGTCTTATTCTTCTGAATACATATGTACATCTCTTCGATCTTTTTATGGTAATAATATTATTTCCAGTGATATTCGTGCGTGGTGTTCTATGAACGATGTATCTTATCAGACTGTTGTTAATAAACTATCTGAGTATAAGATATGTCATGGCAAATGGAATCTAGAAGTAACAACAAAAGTGGTTGAAGATATTGAGCGTTCTTATAATGCTCCTACAGTTCAACCTCAAGTACAACAAAATCTTATCCCAGAAAAAGATGATACCTTCGTCAAGTTTGGTAATTTTAACGATCTTAAGACCATTCTCAAAGCCGGTGTGTTCTATCCTACGTTCATTACGGGTCTTTCGGGTAATGGTAAAACGTTTGGTGTTGAACAGGCATGTGCTCAACTAAATAAAGAGTTGATTCGAGTCAATATTACAATTGAAACAGACGAAGATGACCTTATTGGTGGCTTTCGCCTTATTGACGGTAATACTGTATGGCATAATGGTCCAGTTGTCGAGGCATTGGAAAGGGGAGCTACACTCCTTTTAGACGAAATAGATTTGGCATCTAATAAAATTTTATGTTTGCAACCAGTATTGGAAGGGAATGGTATTTTTCTGAAGAAGATTGGTAAGTTTGTTTCTCCTGCTAGAGGATTTAATATAGTTGCAACTGCTAATACAAAAGGTAAAGGTTCTGATGATGGAAGATTCATTGGTACTAATGTTCTTAATGAAGCATTCCTTGAGAGATTTCCTGTTACCTTTGAGCAAGAGTATCCCATTCCTGCTACTGAACTTAGGATTCTCTTGCGTGTTGCTGCTTCCGTTGGTAAGCACGATGAGAATTTCTGTAGATGTCTTGTAGATTGGGCAGACATTATTCGTAAAACATTTTATGATGGAGGTATTGATGAAATTATTAGCACACGACGTTTGGTTCACATTCTTCGTGCTTTTAGTATCTTTGGTAGTAAGGAAAAGGCAATTCAAGTTTGTATAAATCGGTTTGATTATGAAACTAAGCAATCATTGTTTCAATTATATGATAAAGTCGATATAGATTTTAAAATACCAGTTTCTTGACTTTTATAGGTTTTCTTGATACAATATTATTAAATAAGTAGTTTTATGTTGTGATGATTTAAAGATGACTAATGAACGTACAATTTCAGATTCAAGCAATGATCATGTTTATTGGAATTGGGGGATAATGGTAGTTTAGATAGTAATCCTTATAATTCACTTACTGATTATTCTACAGATTATTTTGCAACTTATTCTATGAAAAACAAAAAAGAGGATACATTTAACGAAAGAAATAGTGAATTTTCTACTGTTCCTTCTTCAGGTGATACTATTATTTTTTCTGAACCTGGAGGGATAATTGGAGAAAATATATATGCGGGATCTAGACTTCATGGGGCACAAGGTGATGATCATATTTCTTTAAACTTAGATTCTTCTACTATTGATTTTAACCAATCTAAAAAACCTCAACCAGATTTAAAGAGTGTGGAAAATCAAAAATATCAGGAAGATAAAAGTATGAGTGATCTATCAGATTATGTTTCTTCGACTTATAGTGGGCATTATACCAATGGTGGTTCTAATGTTCAGACACTCGATCTTATTCATTCTGTTGGTGATGCAGAATCTTTTTGTCGTTCAAATGCGATTAAATATTTGAGTCGGTATGATAAGAAAGGACAAGCAAAGCGTGATATACTAAAAGCAATGCACTACTGCCTTCTGCTATACTATTTCAGCGGCAACACAAACAATGAAACTCCGTCCCATGGTTAT